AGTTATTGGATATCTTATAGGTAGTGGTAACAATCAAGATAATCCAAAAATGGTTATAAGAGAAAACGCAGTAGAAGTTAAGTTCCCAAGAGAAAAAGTAATCTTTGGAGATATACCAGATTATTTAAATTCAAATAAAAACAAAACATCTTATAGAGAATAAAGCTTTTTAGTTTATTTACTACTATTTATTATTGATTAATTCTAAATAAGCAGGAGTATTAAAGCAAATGGCTATTTCATCTTATCGTTTCGTTTCTCCCGGTGTTCAAATCCAAGAGATCGACAACTCCCAACTTCCAGCAATTTCAACGTTAACTGGTCCAACCGTAATTGGTAGATTTGAAAAAGGTCCAACTATGCGACCAGTATATATTACTTCGTTCTCACAATTTGTTGAAACATTTGGTAATCCAATTCCCGGCAAATCTGGTGAGGATGTATGGCGTGACGGAAACTACATAGGCACTACTTACGCTGCTTATGCCGCCCAAGCTTGGTTAAAGAACACACCAGCTTTAAATGTAGTTAGATTAGTTGGTAAACAAAATTCTTCTCCTACTGCTGTTGGGTATGCTGGATGGAAAACTGATAACAATTTTGCTGCTGGTAATGCTGGTGGTGGAGCTTATGGTTTATTTGTAATCCCTTCTTCTTCTGCTGCTTCTACTGTAACTGGAACTCTTGCTGCTATTTGGTATATCCAAAGTGGCTCAATACAATTAACTGGAAATGTTGCTTCAACTTCAACACCAGTTCAAGGTACAAACGTTTTAATTTCTTCTGTTGCTAATAATGCAGAATTTAGAGCAGTATTTATAGGCCCCTCTGGGAACTACACCTCTAATTTTAACTTTGACGTAGACTCCGATTTCTATATAAGAAAAGTATTTAATACTAATCCAATTCTTACTAACTCAGATATAACCTCCGATTCAACAATTGAAAATTATTGGCTTGGTGAGTCATACGAAAGATCATTACAAGAGTTAGTAAATATTTCTACAACAACTTACGGGTTTATAGCCCCTCTTGGTAATGCCACTGTTAAATGCAATAATTTCTTAATGGACTCAAAAGAATCAAAAACAGGTTGGGTAATAGGACAAGACTTAACTAGCAACACAGGTTCTTACGTTGCTTCCGCACAACAAAAATTATTCCGTATTGCTACATTAGATAGTGGAGAATACGAACAAAAGAATTACAAAATTTCTATTAGTGATGTAAGAGCACCATTAACAGACTTTGATGATTATGGAACATTTACACTTGCAGTTAGAAGAGCTACCGATAGTGATAATACACCACAAATTGTAGAAATATATGGAAATGTAAATCTCAACCCAGCCTCACCAGATTATATTGCCGCAAGAATAGGTGATAAATTTACTACTTGGGATGAAACAAATAGAAGACTTGTAGAATATGGAACTTATAACAACTTATCTAATATAATAAGAGTTGAAATGAATGACGATGTTGATGCTGGTAACGTAGACCCAACTTATCTACCATTTGGTTTCTTTGGTGCTTCACGCTTCAATACCTTTACCGTAACATCTGGTTCTGCTACTGGTGCTCCTTCTGCTTCACCTGTTTCTGGTGGATTTGGTAACCCTTATAGTGCTGGTAACTTCTTGTTCACAGCAGTAGATTTAACAGCATCAATTCAATTCCCATCAATTCCACTTCGCATTTCTTCTTCAGCAGGAGGATTAGGAGATCCACGCAACGCTTACTTTGGTATTACTGTTGGTGAAAGCGTTTCTACAACCACCTTTGACCCAACTTATTATGATTTTACTAGAGCTTTACCAGCAGATGTGGCAGGAGCAGCTTATGATTCTTCTGGTTCTTTTACCTCAACTTCCTTTGTATTCTCACTTGATGATTTATCATCCTCAGCGAGTGGAGTAGGACTTGATTATAAAGTTGGTTCAAGAGCAGCAGGAACTTCTTATAACGGAACAAGCGGATATAGAACAGTAATAAATGCTGGTTATAATAAATTTACAATGCCTCTCTATGGTGGCTTTGATGGTTTTGATATAACAGAAGCAGAACCATTAAGAAACTCATTAATGTCTGACACTTCCACAGAAAAGAATTCATCAGTATATAACACATACAGTAGAGCAATCGATACATGTGCCGATCCAGAAAGTTTGGTTACAGATATTATAACTGTTCCCGGTTTAACACTTGCAGGATTAACTAACAAACTTATTGAAACTTGTGAGAATAGAGCAGATGCACTTGCTATAATTGACCTTCCAAATATTTATATACCAGAACAAGAAGCAAAAGTTACTTCAAGAACAAGTAGATATGTTGGTGATGTTAGTAATGTTGCGTTAACGTTAAAGACTAGAGGATTAAATTCAAGCTACGCAGCTACATATTATCCTTGGGTTCAAATCCGCGATACACTAAGCAATAGAAGCATCTTTGTTCCTCCTTCAGTTGTAGCCCTTGGAGCTATGTCTTACGGACAATCTTCACAAGAACTTTGGTTTGCCCCAGCAGGGTTTACCAGAGGTGGTTTAACAGAAGGTCGTGGTGGTGTTCCAGTTATTAATGTATCACAAAAACTTTCATCAAAAGAAAGAGATACACTTTATGAAAACAACATTAATCCTATCGCACAATTCCCAGCAGAAGGTATCGTAATCTTTGGTCAAAAGACACTTCAAGTTACTCCATCTGCTCTTGACAGAATTAACGTTCGTAGAATGATGATCTTCGTTAAACGCGAGATTTCAAAGATTGCATCAAGACTTCTTTTCGATCAAAATGTTCAAGTAACTTGGTCAAGATTTACAGGTCAAGTAAACCCATTCCTTGGAACTGTTAAATCAAGATTGGGTCTTACTGATTATCGTGTAATACTTGACAGCACAACAACTACACCAGATCTTGTTGATAGAAACATAATGTATGCCAAGATATTCTTGAAGCCAGCTAGAGCAATTGAATTTATCGCAATTGATTTTACAATTACCGATAGCGGTGCGTCATTTGCTGATTAATAACTACTTAATATATAAAGGTTGGAGGACATAATAAATGGCATTCTGGAACGAAGCAGCATTAGAACCAAAGAGAAAGTTTAAATTCTTAATAAGATTTGGACTAGCATCCGATAAGCTACCAAGCTTTATTGCTAAAAAAGCTGATAAACCATCATTTGATGTATCGGAAACAAAGCACGACTTTCTTGGACACGCTTTTAAATATCCCGGTAGAGTAACTTGGAAAGATGTATCTGTAACTATCATTGACCCTGCTGGTGGTGGAGTACCTTCTGCTGACGATGCTAACGCTAGTACACTTAAAGCAGCAGCAAACGATGTAACTGACGCTTTATACAATGTTCTTCTTTCTGCTGGTTATCAATCTCCAACAGCGGCTGGTGCTGCTATAACAGGTGGTTCATCCCTTTCAACCTTAAGAACAATGTCTAAAGGATCTGCAACAGCACCATTTTCACAAATTGAAATAATTCAAATTGATGCAAATGGTAACGCTCTTGAAACTTGGACGCTTAATAATGCTTGGATTAAATCAGTAAACTTTGGTTCACTTGAATATGGATCAGATGATATCAGTGATGTTTCATTAACCTTTGTATATGACTGGGCTGATGTAAAGATCACAAGCACAAGATTTGATTCATCATTAGAAGCATAATAGGAATATAAATGTTCTGGTCCTATAATAATTCAAATAAAATTGTAGAATTAAAAAAGAAAAACCTTTTTATTGCAGAGTTTATAGGAACGCAGAATTTTAATTGGCAAGGTGCTGGTGCAACTGAAAGTTCAATAAAGTTTCTTGTTAAGAAGATTGATGGACCAAGTTTAAATCTTAATTTTGAAAGAGCACACGCTAATCAGCATGTTCATTATTTTCATACTGGTGAAGTTAATTGGGAACCTATCAATGCTACGTTTGTAACCGCTACTGATTCAGAATCATACGAGGATGTACCACCCGATAATCCAACGAAAGATCCAACCAAGATTGCAAATTGGAAAACTATGTTTTTTAATCATTTAAACCAAAATTTAATTGCTTCAACAAACAGAACAGGAATGATTGATTTTCCAGTATTTTGTGATTATATTAAGATTACAGAAATTAATAGTTATAAAACTTTAACAGAACCTAAAAAAACAAATTTTTATATATTTAAACCAAGAATAACTAAAATTGCTTTTGGATCATATGATTATGGCTCTGATGAAGCTAACGAAGTTAATGTCACATTTGTACCAGAATGG